AACACTTAAAAGAAGGCGTTTCAATCGAAACAATAAAAGAACTTATGGACGCGGAAACATGGTTAAACGGTGAGCAGGCGGCCGAATATTTCGACATTGAGGTTGGAGAAACACAAGAGTATGTGGCAGCAGTTGGGGACTATTTAAGCAAATCCCGCAATATGCCAAGGAATTTAAAAACAAATTCGGATTTAGTAGCAGCTAAATTGGCAGCGCAAAAAGACGAAGAAGCACGAAACAAACTTGCAAAAATAGTTTTAAGTGGTATTTCGAAAGGAGAATAAAGCATGAAATATGAAGATCTTATCAAAATGAGTGCTAAAGATCTTAAATCAAGATTAAAGGATCTTAACAAGCAGGCAAACGACGCGAAAGGCGACGTATTAAACAAACTTATCGAAGAAGCGGAAATAATCGACGGGATCCTAGCAGACGCAGCAACACGCCAAAGAATGGCAAACATGGCAGCGGCAGCAGGAGAAGAAGATCCGGAAGCAGAAGGCGGAGAAGGAAAAGGAGAAAGCACAGAAGAACCAAAAGACAAAGTACGTACAGAACGTGGCGCAAAGTTGAAAAACGGTCAAACCGTAAAATTCAATTCAAAAAAGGTTTTCCCGGTTAGAAACGTCTTATCAGTTTCACAGACTGTAACACCAACAGCTACAGCGACCGACGTTTTACCAACGTTCAGTAACGTTTCTTCGTTGGTGGATTTGGTAAGAACAATTCCGTTAAATGGTGGAGAAACATATAAAAGAGGATATGTAAAATCTTATGGTGACGGTGTAGGGGTTACAGCAGAAGGTGAAGACTACAACCCAACAGAACCGGTATTCGGATATGTTTCAATTGAAAAAGAGAAGATTACAGCATACACAGAAGAACCGGAAGAAATGGTTAAACTTCCAAATGCTGACTATGACGGAGTAGTAGAAGGATCCGTAACAAGAGCAATTCGCCGTTACATAACAAGACAAATTCTTATTGGTGACGGTTCAACGGGAAAGTTCAAAGGAATTTTCTATAATCCAACGGACGCAAAATTGCAGGTAATTGATCCAAATACCGATATTTCAATTTCCACGATTGACGACGGAACATTAGACGAAATTATTTATTCATATGGCGGAGAAGAAGACGTCGAAGATATGGCCGTATTAATTCTTAACAAGAAGGATTTAAAAGCATTTGCAAAATCAAGAGATAAAAACGGTCGTAAGGTTTACACAATTGTAAACCATGGAAACACCGGAACAATTGACAGCGTACCATATGTTATTAACAGCGCTTGTAAAGCAATTTCAGACACAGCAACAGCAGCAGGCGACTACTTAATGGCATACGGTCCATTAAGTAATTATGAAATGGCAGTATTCAGCGACATTGACGCAAAAAAATCCGAAGATTACAAATTTAAGCAAGGACAGATCGCATATAGGGCCGATATTTACGCCGGCGGATCCGTAGCTGCTTATAACGGATTTGTAAGAGTTAAAAAAGTTACTGTATAACAGTAGCAGAAAGGACGGCTTCTAATGAGCAAAGATGAATTATTGGCAGCAGCTAAATTGAGAGTTCGAAAAACGTCTAAGGACGCTTTAGACAATGATGTACAACGCTATGTTGATTTTGCATTAGCAGATCTAAAGCGTATCGGTGTACATGAAAGCTATTTAACAGAGCCGGAAGATCCTTTGATTGTTGAAGCTGTCTTAACCTACGTTAAAGCAAATTATTCCATGGACGCAAACCACGAACGTCTAATGAATAGTTACAATATGGCATTAACAAAGATCAAAGGCGGAAACTATAAGACAGAGAAAACCGCCGAAAATACAGTATAGGCGGTGAGCGTGATCGAAGGATTTATAACTCTAATTCACCCCGGGGAAACCAAGGAAGAGGACGAAAAGACAAGCGTTATTGCTACTATTACACCTTTAGGCCGTGACGAATTCGTGGCAGCAGGCCAAAAAGATTATAAAGCAAGTAACAAATTTGAAGTTTGGGCCAATGAGTTCGACAAACAACCGGAATTGGAATACAACGGAGATCGGTTGACAATTTATCGTACATATGGGCCAAAACCGGACGACAAAATAGAACTTTACACCGCAGAAAGGGCGGGGAATAGATAATGGGAAGCCTTAATGTGGAAAAACTTGCGCAGGAATTAGCGCAGGGGCTAACAGAATATAGCGACTTAGTAACAGCGGGAATAAAAAAAGCAATTGACGAAGTGTCGGTTGAAGCTGTAGAGGAACTAAAAAGCACAAGCCCGGTTCGTACGGGAGATTATTCAAAGGATTGGACTTCAAAAAAAGCCTATGAAGATACGCGATCAAAGCGAAACACGGTTTACAACAAAGGACATTATCAATTAACACACCTTTTAGAATTTGGATATGCAAAAAGAAACGGCGGCAGAGTTGCACCACAAGCGCATATAAAAACGGTAGAAGAAAGAGTAGTAAACAACCTAGAAGAAAAAATAAAAGGAGAGATCAGCTAATGCAAACACCAACATTAGAAACAATTATAGAACGCGTAAAAGCGCTAAATATTCCAATTGCACATAATGAATTTGTGGTTACAAAGCAAAAGCCGGCCCCCAATTTTCCTTATGTTTGTTGGCTTTCATCAGAAAAGCAACGCGGCAGCGACGATAGAAACCGTATAAAGGAAATTAACGGATCATTAGAATTATATACCGAAAGGGTAGCAGATCCGTTGAAAGAAGCGTTAATCGAAACAAAAGTATTATACGATATTGAATTTCAAAAGTATCAAGCACCTATCCGTGACGAAAATATGGTTCAAACCTCATTTGATTTCGTAACGGTAGAAAAGATTTAGAAGGGAGAAAAGAACATGGATAACGAAAGAATTATTCTTGGTTCCGGGTATATGCATATTGGCACTTTCGACGCAAAGGCCACAATTCCGGATCCGGAAACTTTTTGTACCGAAGCCAATTTGTTTTCATACATAAGCGGCGGCGCTACATTGGAGTACAAACCGTCATTCTATGAAGCAAAAGACGACTTAGGAAAGGTTTCAAAAACAACAATCACAGAAGAAGAAGCAACTTTAAAAAGCGGACTTATGACATTTTGCGGAAATACACTAGAAAAATTGTGTGATACAGCAAGAGTTACAACAACTGAAAAGGTTGTAGGTAAGAAGCAGCACAGAATTGTCAAAGTGGGCGGAGTTGGAAATCGTAAAAACGCAAAGTATGTTATTTGCTTTCACCACGAAGATCCAACGGACGGCGATATTTGGGTAATGATCGTCGGAAACAACCAAGCGGGATTTTCACTTGCTTTTGCAAAGGACAAAGAAACCGTTGTTGACGCAGAATTTAAGGCTAGTCCTATGGACGGCGAAGGTACATTAATTCGTTATGAAGAAGAATTCGGCGAAGTTGTAAAAGAAGGTACTGTAACAGAAGTCACCGAAACAGTTTAATAATACCCAACGGAACATATAACACTAGCGGCGGGTAATTCCCGCCGTTTTCAATACAATTTGAAAAGGAGAATGAACAATGGCAAATATGAATTTTGATTTCAACAAAGTGAAAAGATCATTTTTGACAGTTACATTAAAAGACGGCCGTACATTGCCGGTTAAAATGCCAATGAAAAAGACATTTGAAAAAATGACAGCTTTAAAAGAAGTTGATACGGAAAGTATGTCAATTGACGACGCAATGGACACTTTAGGTGGACTTGTAGGGGAAATTCTTACAAATAACATGAAAGCGGAAAAAGTAACAACGGAATACATAACGGAGAACTACGACACCGAAGAAATGAACGCCTTTATTGATAGTTACATGAATTTCGTTTCCGGTGTGAAAGATAACCCAAACTAAAGATCCCCTTTTATCCCGGCCAAGATAATGAGGGGATTTATTACCACGCGCAAAGTCGTGGAGAAAAGTTAGTAATTGATTATACGGGCCTTAATTTATTTCAGATCCAGGAATTAGACCTTGATATTTATTTGTATTATATGCGCGACGCCTTTATTTGGGAAAACAACCAAACAAAAGAAGGACGCGAATATTTAGAAAATTGTTGGAGAATGACACAAACAAAACCGGATAGAGAAAGTTTAAGAAAAAAATACAAGAAGGAAGGGGGAAAAGAGCATGGGGGCAACAACAATTAAAGGTATTACAATTGAAATCGGCGGAGATACCACCAAATTAGATAAAGCATTAAGTGCTACAAATACAAATTCAAGAAATCTTCAAAATGAATTAAAGCAAGTTGAAAAATTGCTTAAATTAGATCCGACAAATACGGAGTTATTGGCGCAGAAACAAAAACTACTAAAAGAAGCAATTGGCGAAACAAGCCAAAAACTTGATGTATTAAAAGAAGCACAAACACAAGTACAAGCACAATTTGAAAAAGGCGAAGTTTCAGAACAACAATATAGAGCATTGCAGCGTGAAATTGCAAAAACCGAGACGGATCTTAAAAACTTAAAATCAACAGCCGAAGAAAGCAACAACACATTAGCAGAAGCAGGCGAAAAGATCGGTAAATTTGGAGAAAAAAGCGAAGCAGCAGGAAAAGCAATGTTACCGGTTACGGCAGCAGTTGCAGGAATTGGCGCGGCGTCAATGGTAGCTTTTAATGAGGTTGACAGCGGGTACGATACAATTATTACAAAAACGGGCGCAACGGGGGAAGTATTAGAAGGCCTACAAGATAGCATGGACAACGTATTTGCAAATGTTCCAACAGACGCAGAAACAGCAGGAACGGCAGTTGGAGAAGTAAACAAACATTTTGAAGCTACGGGAGAAAACTTAGAAGATTTATCAACAAAATTTATTCAGTTTTCAGAAATAAACGGAACCGATCTAACAACTTCAATCGACGGTGTAGACGCCATAATGACAAAGTTTAATGTTGATACTTCCGAAACCGGAAATGTGCTTGGATTAATGACAAAAGCGGGACAAGATACGGGAATTTCAATGGACACGCTTCAAAGTACACTTGAAACAAACGGGGCAACTTTAAAGGAAATGGGGCTAAATCTAACCGGATCCGTAAATTTATTAGCACAATTTGAGGAAAGCGGCGTTGACGCTTCAACAGCAATGGCAGGACTTAAAAAGGCACAGCAGAACGCAACAGCAGAAGGAAAGACACTTGATGAAGCGCTAGGGGAAACCGTAGACAGTATTAAAAACGCGGGAAGTGAAACAGAAGCGTTGCAGATTGCAACCGAATTATTTGGTAAAAAAGGCGCCGCAGAAATGACGCAAGCAATCAGAGAAGGAAGGTTTTCGGTTGATGATCTTAACGGATCGCTAGAGGAATACGGAACGGTTGTCGAAGACACATTTAATTCCACATTAGACGCGCCGGATCAAGCAAAAATAGCATTAAATAACTTGAAGTTGGCAGGAGCAGATCTA